GGGTGTCATCAAACAAGACGGAAAAGTTTTTGCTAACACTGGGATCTTTGGATTCAATGAACCAAAAGTTATGACTCCTGGACCACCTGCTGCTGGTCAGCAAAGAGTTGTAGTTGTGGATGACACTGCTGCTGCCAGAGAAAATGTTCCAACTTTGGGTCAACCTGATAATACTATCCCCGATGTGCCTTTGCCTGGTGCGAACAGATCAAAAGCAGCAACTCTACAAGTAGCGATATAACATGATTAACGCAGAAAATCTAAATCCAAATAGATCTGGTTTTCAGTACAAGAATGTCACTGGAACACTTACGACAGAGTTTTACGGTAAGGTAAATACTAAACTTGTTAGAGCTGGTAATCTTCTTCGTGGGACACTCGCGATTAGAAAAGCAGATCTTACTCAAAAAAAGAAAGAGCAAGAACTCCAATCTCGAAATAGATTTGAAGATAGACTGGAATCAAATCCAAATGTAGAAAAGAGAAAAGATCTAAAGAATAGGATTCCCAGACCTGGATCTGGTGTTGGCATTTTAGGTTGGTTTAAGAACTTCATTGGAAGTGTGGCACTTGGATTCTTTGCAACAAGATTACTTGGAAGTCTACCTCTCTTTACAAATATATTGAAGGGTGTGATGGGAGTTGTAGATTTTGTTGCATCGACGGGAATATTCCTTGTAAATGCTGCATCAACCTTTATAAATCTTGGATACAATGCTTATGATTCGACAAGAGGATTTCTAAAGCAAATCGGTGGAGATAATGTCACTCAGATATTTGATACATTCATTAACAGAGCATCAAGTCTCATCGATGTTCTGATCATTGCAAGTATAATAAGGGGATCAGGTGGTGGAGGTATTGGTTTAGGAGACTCTGTTGCACGCAGAGGTCGTGGATTAACTAGATCGAAGGGTGTTATAAACTTTGGAGCTTTAGCACGTCAAGCAAAAGAAGCCCGTGATTTAGCAAAGATCGCAAGAAATGCAAAAAGACTTAGAACTATTGCTGCTGGTGCAGTTGGTGCAGGCGCTGCTGGTGGTGCTTTAAATCGATTAAGAAGAAGGCAAAGGTTAAAAAAAGAACAAGCAAAACTATCCAAAACTATTTCAGAAGAGAGAGCAAGAAAAAAAATAATCACTGACAGAGCAAGAGCAAGGAAGATAGAAAGGCAGCAAAAATTAATGAGCATTCCAGCCGCTCAAGATGCGGTGCTGGTCAGAAAATATATTGATGCAGGTGATATTGGTTCAAGGACTACCATACCAGAAGTAAGAACTCTAAAAAGAATTGACAGACTAGACGATCTCATTGAGCGTAATGAAATAGCGGGAAATAAAAAAGCTGCGAAAAGAAATCTTGAGGAAAGAGATGCACTTGTTAAAAAAATACAAAAGAGACAAGCATTAAGAACTAGAAATAAAGTATTATTAGGCGAGACGGAAAGGTTGGCACGCGAAGATGCCATGAGAGATATCTCTGCGGACAGACCTAAAAAGGTAAGGGGTGGTCGGGTGCAACAATACTCTGATAAGGGTCTGCAGAGATTAAGTCAGGCAGTCTCTAAAACAAAGAGTAGTAGTATTACATCGAGAGGAATCGCAAAGATTCCAGATAGATTAATGCTTAAACTATTTGGAAGAAGAATAGCAAGAGCAGTTGGAGGAGTTCCTATTGTCGGTGGTCTACTTGACTTTGCAATCAGTATTATTGAGGGTGATCCACTTCCAAAAGCAGCTTTTAGAGCAACTGCTGCTGGTTTGGGTGGAGCTCTTGGACTTTTTCTTGGAGGTTTAACCGGTCCATTAGCACCTTTACTGGCACCAGTAGGTGCTTTTCTGGTGGGCACTGGTGCTGACGCATTAGCATCGTTTGTATATGACACGATGTTGACTGGATTTTTTCCATCCAGTAAGGGAAGCACAGGCAATATGTTTACCAACTTTTTTGGTAGAGTTGCCAATGCCACTGGTGGATTTTTACAATCAATATGGAATTTTATAACTGGTAAAAAAGAAGCACCAAAGTATGCTGGGTTTGCACCCATAGGTGGATTTATTGAGGATAGACCTGGATATAAAAAACCAACCACACCTGAAACTCAAACTCAAACTCAAAGTGAAACTGAAAGAAGGAGAGAGAATAGAAGAGGCACAAAGCGTACACCAGTCATACCAAAACCTAAGACGACAACCACTGATAAAAAAGTAAACTTTAGTTCTTTATTTGATCTTGTTACCAGCGGTGAGGGTGGACTCAACTCTGTCAATAGAGGCACTGCAGGTGATACCCGTGGCGGCGCAAGGTCTATATTCGGTAAAGATCTTACGGATATGACCGTGGATGAAGTTTATGGTCACCAGAGAGCAGGAAGGGTATCTGCGGTAGGTAAATATCAAATAATTGCGAAAACAATGCCAGGATTTATACAATATCTGAGATCTCAAGGAATAGACACATCAAAGAGAAAGTTTGATGCGTCTATTCAGAATATGTTTGGTCCTTATTCGATCACTCAGAAGAGAGCAAAGGTAGGTCGTTTCTTAAGTGGTGACACCAGTGTATCCCTTGACACTGCACAATTAGAACTCGCTGCAGAGTTTGCATCAGTTGGTGTCCCATATGATATGAAGAAGGGGTCATACAATGGTAGATTTCCTCTTAGGGACATTAAAAAAGGTGAGAGTTTATATTCTGAGATTGGAGGAAACTATGCTCCTGCAGCACACACTGAAAAAGTTAGATCAATGCTTCAAAAGTTGAGACAGCAAGCATCATATGAAAAATCTGACTCCACAGTAATTGTTAATAGCAGTCAAGTAGCATCAAATAATAACAACACTCCTCTGCCAATAAAAGACAAAACACTCAACATTGCTAGTAGCAATCAATCAAATTATGATCCTTTCCATATCACTTATGCGATGGGTTAAATAGTGTAGAGGTAAAAAATCATGTCAGGACAAAAATCTACTACTGATACTTTTGCTGGGACTATAAAAAGTTTAGCTATATCATCCAATGATGGTGGAAAGCAGGCGGAACTTGCTGGTAAAAATATTATCCAGTTTACATATATGGAGAGTCTGATGAATGACTCCGTGAATGCCAATATCATTTATTCAGATACTGGTGTTGTAAAAGAAGGAACAAAAAATGTTCTTGAGGAGTTGCCAATTGTTGGAACTGAGAAAGTAAAATGTTCTTTCTCTGATGTCCAGGGAGAATCAATTAATATAGAATTGTATGTTAATAATGTCACCCCCATGTTGAATGACGCTAGAAAGGAAGTTGTATCACTTGAGTTAAAATCAAAGGAATATATTTTAAATGAAAAAGTAAGACTTAGAAAAAGATATGATGGTAAGATATCTGATCATATTGATATGATTATGACAGATACAATTGGTGAGGGTTTAGGGACTGAAAAAAATATTGAGATAGAGGAAACATCAAATAATTACAACTTTATAGGTAATAGCAAAAAATCTTTTTACACTATCAATTGGTTGTCAAAGAAAGCGATATCATCTGAAAACCAAGATAAGGGAAAGAGTGCAGGTTTCTTTTTCTATGAAACTTCTGAGGGATTTTTCTTTAAATCTATTGATGGATTATTAAAACAAGAACCTAAGAGAAGTATTATCTACAATGAAACAACTAATGGAGGTAATCATATTCCCCCCCGATATGATTATCAGGCAATTGAATATAGTAAAAATAATTTGGTAGATGCTCAAAATAAATTAAGAATGGGAACATACTCTAATAAGTGTGTGCTGTTTGATCCATTCAATTGTTTTTATGAGGTTGTTGTAAATGAACCATCAGAGGATTTAGAACTTGCAGGAAAAAACTTACCAAAATTAAACCCTGACTTTAATATTCCTGGTAAAGATAAAGAATTCTCAAGGACTACATTTTATCTACTCGATAAAGGAACCTTACCAACAGGTGATACTAAACAACAGATAGAAAAATCTAATGAAGAGAATTTGGAGTATAAAGA